CCAGCAGTATCAGTCACTCCAGCTTGAACAAACACCTGCAATTCACCAAAAATATTATCATTGATATCAGGGTTTGAGAATGCATCTATGTCTCTCCAGACATTGTCACCTCCAACACTAATGCTATGGTTAACCCATAGCGGACCAATAACAGCATTCTCTAAAGATAACGCCCTCGCCATGAAATCAGATGCGTTGTAATTAACTTCAGTGTTATTCACATCAAGATCAACTGACATAAGTAGCTCCCCTGAACTACTAGTAGGTTGTCTAGTGATGAAATGAACATTAAATTTGTTACATCGCCATTTCTGATAACTACGAGTTTGATTACCTAATACCGTGCTGGGGAAGTAAGCGGGGTGTATCGGGTACAAAGCACCCAAAGTCCAGCTCGTACTATTCAGCTCCGGTAAAGAAGCTATAAACTCCCTTCCAACAATCGTTACGACTCCACCAGTCGCCGTTATACGTGGTTTGATAGAGCGTAGCGTTGTCCCAATAGAGACGGGTGCAGTCTGAACTTTAACTCCAGATCCGCCACCATCTTTCTTAGGCTTAGCAGCCACCATCGCACTTGTACTGGGCTTGGAGCCTCGCAGATTTCCATTTTTCTTCGTCATCATTACATCCGGCCTGGGCAACATGTACCTGACACCGCCTTGAACTCCCACAATAACTGAAGCAAGAGTACTTTTAATACCCTGGCCAAAAGTTTCTTGTGAGAATTCAAGGTCGGCATCAGAACGGTTGCCCCCCAAAGCATAAGCAGCATCATGTTTTTGGCATGAGGCATCAAGCTTATCTAAGGGAGTTACTTTTCCCACAACGCTAGGTTGGTATTTCCCATCCGACCAACCAGGCCCACAATAGTTTCCATGAAAACGGAAACTCATCTTTATCTACCCGCACACATACTTATAGATCTTTTTCAAGGAGGTCCAGAAGAGGTGGCCATGAAGCCACCTCGTCTAAGCTCTTGAGGTTGTCCAACCATTGTTGAAAAGAACGAGTCGTATCGGTAAAACTCAAGTGATACCTTTCGCAGAAAAAATCCACGGTTTCAGGACTGAGTTGATGATTCTCAGCAGGTAACGCTTTGTAAATGCTACGCTCGTCAGTATAGCTAACCATTTTAGTTTCGGTAAGTTTTCTCAACACCCAACGACAATAAAGCCCAATGAAAGGTAGATACCCAGCCTCTAATTTAAGACCAAGGATCATACCTTTAACTTCACCAGGATTTAGCTTGTTGAGGGAGAATCCCAACTTGGGCATTCTCCTACCTAGCTTAGGCCCTAAAACGTAATCTAGCTGTCCTTTTGTGTGGACAGGCCAAAACAGTGAAGAGCAGTATTCAACTTGTGCCCAACTGCAAGCATATTTCAATTTAATTTTGAATCCAAGGTCCGTGAACCTGTCCCTCAAAATTTTTGAAAATTTCTCACACTCGGAAACCGTTAAAACTTCTTTCACCACTATGAGTGAGTCATCACCCATAACTACGATGTTGTACCTAGTTATCCCTAATTGGGATAAACTTGCAGCAATGGTCACACCATTAACCATTGTGTTCCCGCAAGTTGTGTTCGGGTCCCCACTCTTCCTTCCGTAGGGTACGCTATATTTAACACCATGACTGGTGAAACCTTTGGTTTGTTTTTGCGCTTCAAAGGCTTGAAGTGCATGGGAATACTCTCCTATACAGCACTGCTGGTACACGAATTTCTCCCTATCATACACCTCTTTCCCCTGATGCGCATCAAACCGACTATGGTCGACCTCGAAGATGGTCACATCTTCCTCCCCGAATTGTGCTCTCCAGCGGCCAATATCCTCAGCAGTTGCACCTGACGTGTAATAGATCTTGCTATTAGCATGCCATACCTTAGCCAACGCTTTTGAAAATTGGAGCATATACGGACCCAAGGCTACGTTAGCTATATTGCTAACTCCTTGGATGCACCGCGGATCAAAGTCCGTGGGCTCCTCACCAGTCAATGTAAGTTCACGTTTAACGAAGGCCTTACGATAAAAATCTGCACGACTTAAACCTTCAGTCTGAAGCGCTACGAACGCAGCAGCCTGTGCCTCTCGTCTCGTTGGTTTGAACCTACTATTCCATGCGGTGAATGCTTCTTCCTCTGGGAGCAAAGAAAGGTGATTGCTTATGCTGATAGCCAACATTTTGTATACTGGGTCGTAGTTCTCCCAACACCTAGTCACTGCTACGGGTGTTTGCATACATACTCTGTTGGTCACAGCTATAACTTCATTGTTCAAAGATGAATAAGGAACAATGGGTAAACATTCCTGAAAACAGGGTGCTACCACATAAAATTGTCCTCGATCCAACTGGTTTTCCTGACTCTCATAATCAACAGATGCGTCCTCACGCAGGGGAGTCAACTCCCGCGTGCTGTCAGTCCCTGGCAACCCGTTTGGAAACGCCTCAGATCCTTTAAAAGGTTCACTTGGCAAACTTTCACGAGCTGCAAGGTATGCTTCGACTGTCACATTGGTGTAGCCACCAGGCACATCTGGTGGTGTTGCTGTGAAATAGTAAACTCCCGCAGTAATTAGTCCAACCAATACTGCAGGGGTCACTAAGCCCCTAGTCGGTTTGGTGAGCCCGACTAGTGCCACAACTCCAACTCCAAAAGAAGCACAGCCAATTGCCCAATGCCTATTAACCTCCCATAAACCCTGGAGGCCTAGTACATTAGTCAAATTGGTGTACGTCTTCTTCATTCTCCAGGTAGCAACCTGGTTGTAGGCGACAATTTCCTGTTTTAGGGAGTAAACAAAAGCCATCGCAGCGCCGTAGGTGACACAATCAAGTTTCATTGTAGAAGGTATACTCAACTTGTGATTACTAACACTAGTTCTCATCAAATTGATACATCTTTTAAATGATTCTTTATTACGTTCAACTCCAGCCATTTTGACAGCTACGTCGATAATAATATCCTTTGGAACGAGGATATAATCTCGGCGGTTTTCACTCTCTATCCAGAAAAACGTTCCTACGGAACGAAGAGTTTTCTTGTAGAGTCCACATGCATCAAGAGTAGGTTTCAATGATTCCTTGTCGTCGAGGGACACAATCCCTCGAACAGATCCATAGTGATCATTGCGATTGAGACTATCAACTAGACTCATCTCCCTACTCGTGTTGTTTCTTAAGCCAGTTGGAGCTTTTGTAAACTCCAAAATCCACGTGTCAGCCTGCTTATGACCGCCCCACGCCATAGCGCAGGAGCCATTTGAGTAATAAGATCCTTTCATCCAGGTATTATCTGGATGGTCATAGGGGTTCAAATTACCTTTGACGGACATGGTGATTCTAAGTTGACCATCAGTAACATAATACTGATACTTAGATTCATATTCCACGCCATCAAAATGCAGCTGTCCGTACATTTCATCAAAGATGTGCACTACAGCAAATAGAAGCCCCTTCTTGGCTCTATTAACAAGCTGTAACACTTGATCTTGATTGAAATAGTATAACGAATGAACACTAAGAAACACATCAGGTACTGGGCAAGTGCACATAAGTACATCATGGCGGCAAAACGAACCAACGTCTCTTATCCGCCTGACTACATCATTGCCATCAAGTATTGGGTTAACGCAATGAATATCACGTTGCTCCAATCGATGCCGGGCAGCACTGCCGCCGATATCATGAATGACAACCTTGCCTACATACTTGTAGATGTTTTCAATCGCCTTCCTCTCCATAAGCGATCTCTCAGTAGCCGAAACAGGATGAGGGTGTCTATCGAAACCTTCAAACTGGAACGCTACTCCTGGAAAGTTATCACTGATAACTTTTCGCGTGCCATCAGACACGGCAAACCCTCGACGGAAGCATTGCTTCAGTTTTGGTTTGTTCACTGACATCTTGTACCACAGTACACGTTCTACGCTTAACCTGTAGACACAAAACTCAATGCGCGACGATAGAAGGGCAAACGACTGCTGAAACACGTCACTGACACAGTTTTGCA